GCCTGGCCATCAAGATAGAGAGCCATGTTGCGACCAAGAAGACGTGAGGCAGAAGCCATTACGTCATCGAATGATGCATTTAGTAGTAGCTCAGATACAGCAATTGCATAACCATGTTCTGCAACTGTAATTGAGAATTGCTGCGCTGTTAGTGCCTTGGTTTCCATACGAACACCTTCAACAAGTGTTGATGCAAAACCTAGGTTGTTGTAACGCAAAAAGTTGATCTGAAGACCTGGTGCAACTCCAAGTTCTGTCTTCTTAACAGCGAACTGTTCGAAGCGAAGAATTGGCATTGATTGGAAAAGAATTTCCTTTGACCAGATCGTCTGAATTGCTTGCGTAAGCTGGCTGTTAGCGCCAGAATACGCTGTAGGTGAAGCGGCTAAATTGCCGGTACCTGTGAGGGCTGATGCCATGTCGGTCTTACTCCTTAGTATTTAATTAAATAGGTAATAATTTACTACCCGAAGATTCCCTTGCCACGGTCTGAAGCTGCTTGTCCAAGCAACTTGCCGCGGTATTTTGCGTACTCGGTAACCGACATAGCGGAAATTTGTTCCGCTGTGAACTGTTGTTGGTCCGAATTAGTGTCCAGGGGTCCTGTAGGAGGCGCGGTTACCCGGCTTCCTGTCATTTCACGACGTGCAGACTGCATAGCCTGCTGTGCTGACTCAAGGATACGCGATGAGCGTTCCTTTAATCCTGCGATACTCTCCTCGATTTCATCCTTGGTATTTCCAACGATAAGATCAAGAAGTTCGGGGATTATGCTTTCTCTTTCTTGATTTAAACGAGTAGTACGATATTCGTTAAGTTCAGCGAATTGTCTTTCTCGTTCTAAAAGAGAAATAGCTTTTTCCCGTTCAAGACGTTCTGTCTCGAACTTTTCCGCCCATTCTTTTTCTTTTGATTCCAAAAGTTGACGGACGTCCATCTCAGCTTCAGCTTTCTTACGAGCCTCAGCTTCTTGTTCTGCACGAAGCTTCTCAGCTTCTGCGAGACGTTCTTCGCGCTCCTTCTTCAGAACAGCAAGTTCTTCTTTAAGAGAATCGATTTGAGGGTAGAGCTTAGATTTCTCTTGCTCACGCACTTTCTTCAAATCCTCTTCAGTGTATCCCTTGTTCGGAGTCTGCGATTGGACGGGTGTTACGAGTGTATCTGTCGCTGCCGGAACATCCTGGAAAAACGCTTCCTGGGCTTCAGGCGAATCAACAATATTTGTTGTTTCTGACATATTTTTATTCCTTAGGTTTAAGAGGTCGTTGTCCGATTTAGTGCCACGATGACCTGCGGATTTATTTGGTAGTAGGTTTTCAAATAAACGCTTATTTGTCAGCCTAAACTAGTTTCCTCCGTACTTAGAGTCTTCCGGAGAAGTACCCCTACGTTGCGGGAGTTTGGTCCCATATGCTTTTGTGACCAATTCTGTGGACATTTGATCGATAGTTTCCGCTTCAAACGGGGTAACTATTCCAGGTTGTCCTGAAGGACCTGGACCTACTCCGGCACCTACTTCGGTTCCCGGTGCTGCCTCTAGGCCTTGGTTTTCCGGAAGTAATCCGGTTAGGGAAGCAATAGCCGAGTTGATCTGAGAACGAATTAGGTTTAATGCCCCATCGGCCTTGGCGTCCTCAATTAATTCGGTACGAATCTCGTCTAGCTTCTCATCAGGGAATTCTTCACCCAAAGTACGAAGAGCACCTTTACGGCTTTCTAAGTTCATCTGCATCTTAGTTTGGATCTCATTTAATACGATCAACTTATCTAGAGGCAGTGGCTGTGGGAAATGAACAGTGGTTTCATAGGTGATTGGGCTGTTTATATCAAGAACTTGAATTTGATCTGGCTTTATCGGTCCATTAAAATCTGGATTGTACATAAATAACTCTGGTTCTTTTACAGCTAGAGTTAGAAGTACAAGTTCATTAATTCTTTTTAATCCGTTACTGTATTGAACAATTTTTTGATTATAACGATTCATCAATGGTTGATACTGAATTGCAAGAGCAACACCAGAGGTGTTTGATATCGGTTGTACTTGACCAAGTGCGGTCTCTGGCACCCCAATCATTTCATGCATAGAGCGTTTAATGATTTCAAGATACTGAAGTGCACCTTGTAATCCTTGTCCGCCACCTTCCAAGTTAAATACTTGGGCATCCTTGGGGAGACCTCCCCAGACCTTCTTAGGGCCCTTTTCAAGGGAAGATGCCTTCGCGCCAGTAATAACTGTTACTGGAGCAGCGTGGTAGTTGACTATGTCAGCCACGTCGGTAGCAATTTCGTTATAACTTCTGTTCAAAACAATAATGTCATGTGCATCTGATAGTCCCCAAGGAGATCCAGATACTCTTACATTTGGTATGTGAACAATAGGAACAACACCTATTGGGTTTGGTCTAGAATCAATTAACTCATCGTTGATATATTCTTCAATACGATCATCGGTAAGAATTTCAGTATATGTATAGACTTGACGGGTTCCTTCTAAAGAAGTTCCCCAAAAACGATATTTAAGCTTAAATCTTATTAATCGATCACGATCGTGAGGATGAAACTCTGGAAAACAAAAACTAGAATTTAGTGGAAGTATTCGAACTCTTCCTGGATGCGTACGGCCAACAGAATCTTGAAAAGCTTCTTCATAAGCTACCTTAACAAAACAGTCTCCAGATACTCCGCCTTGTTGACCCATCTCCCACATAACAGCATGCTTATTGTTATCTACTTCCCACACTCTTTGTAGGATATCTGGAACTATAGCTTCTGTTGAGTACGGGCTACGGAATATGGCTCCACGACCAAAAGAAAAATTAATTATGTAATCTGTAAACGCTCTGTAATAGTTATAAACCATTTGAGATTCGCCAATTTCTCGACGATATGCCCAATGATGACCTAGATACATAGCCCAGTTAAGAGAGTAACGGTTTAGACGTGGACCATGTACTTCAAATTCTTCATCCGCAAGTTCTACAAGGCCCAGGGGAGAAATGGAGATAGTTAAATCAGATGACGCGGCCCTATACGATGGGGGTGAAAAATCAATACTCATTAAATGATATCTCCACGCATTCTAGCTTTTTTTATGCGAGTTGCCTTAGCTTTTTTCTTTTTTAAATCTTCTGTTTTTTTATCTCGCATATTGGGTTGTACTTCGCTTTTAGAACTAACGTACTGTCCCCCTCGTTTTTGATACTGTGCTGCGGCCCAACGATTTGCTGCTGGACTTGCCGTAGCATTAGGGCTTCTTTTTGGATATTTTGCAAGAGCTTGGCTCATTAGCTGATTCCAAAGCTTTTGATTTGAAGCAACCCTTGCCACAGTTCTCCTAAATTTAAGTAAGGTGCCCGGCTTCGGAGAAGGGAGTACGAAGCCGGGTACCGGTAGTAAAGTGTAGCGTAATTAGTCAGTAACAGCTGCAGGGTTCATGCGTTGATAGCGAGAACCGGTGCGAAATACTTCTTCAATCTTTGTTTCTGCGTAATCGCTAAATGTACCTTGAGTGAACTCGCCAACATAAGTTGGTGCTTCAACCCAGGCAGCAGAACCGACATGAGCACGCTCACGCATTGTCTCCTCTGGATATTTCTCAAATACATTCATATTGTGGTTTGGACGACCGGCTGGTGTTTCATAACCATGGTCAATTCCAGCCTGGAACTGTGCAGGAACGTCTGTATCAGTAGCTACGCCCTCTTCAAAACGAAGTGGACCTCTAAGTCCTGGGGTTGCTGCTGATATCTTGCGCTCGTACATAGCTCCCGTTTTCTCCGGGAACTGTGGGGTCGGAGCAATGTTTTCTGTGGCCATTAATTTTTTCTCCTATACGGATAAAGGATCCTTAGTATGAGTTTGGTCCCAATAGCTTGAATTATCAGCCTAAACGCAAAATTTCTTAACTAAAGAAAGGGGATGCGCTAACCTCTACGGTCGGCATCACCATCTCTTGGGTTAGAGAACACGCTAAGGCTAACGAATCCACGAAGTCATCGTGGGCGTGCGCCTCGTCAGGAGCCGCTACCAAGAAATTAGGACCCTTATATTGTACTTCCGCATCCGTCATTTGTTGGTAGAAACGCTTCCATATTCGTAGTCTTCTGGTTTTAGCATGAGCTGGCCAAGAGATCATTTGACGTTGGATAAGCGCCTGTAAATGCTTCCAACGCTTAGATTGCTCAGCAGGGCTGGACAATATGGATATTACTTCGGCCCTAGGGAGCAAAAGTTTTAATCTTTGGGATACCGCGTCTCCCACTCCGTTTGAATCTACAGCTACAGCTAAAACATCGTAGTTTCCTAAAAAGTTTACTATTTGAAAATATTGGTCTTCCCAGTCGTCACCTTGGATTTCCATCCAATTTAGAACTCTATGGTCGTAATATCCAAATTCATCTGGACGATCCCAGTCAACCCAAACAACCGTAACTACAGTGGAGTCCATTTTTCTGGCTGGATCTATACCAACTACTACCGGAGATCTATGCCAATTTTTTACTACTTCTTGAGATGTATCCCCTAAATCATCCATAATAGAGGAGGTTATAAACATTCCTCGCTCTAAAAGCCATTTACAGTTATAAGATAGTTGAAACTCGTCTGAGTCTTCTCCGATACGAAGCATTTCTTTTCTAATAAATTTTTCGTAATTTAAATTAAATTTTGCAACATCCTTCCAGTCCCATTGGAAATGGTTCTGTCTAGCGTTACGTCCAGAATTTTGACGTCTCTTATTTAATTGTATGGATCTATAAAAATTATTTTTGTGGGTTGTGGGAGTGCCCGTTTTAACCATAGTCGCGTTGTAGTACGCGCCCATAGGGGAAATAGACTTAGAGACTATAAAATCGTCCGCTTCTTGACACTCATCGATGACAATTAGATGAAAAGACTTAGATTCAATTTTTGCTCTAGGGTTAGCAGTCATCATCATTAAAGTGGATCCAGAGTTTTTTAACTTTATGTTTCTAACAACTCCGGGCGTTTTAGTTGGGGTGTCGTCAATTTCTGGGTCCCCAAGAACTTCCATAGCTCTTTCGCTAGTTAAGCGAGATACTGTTCTAGAAAATAAAGTTTCTACTTGAGCTTGAATTGGGGCAAACATTCCTA